ACGGTTGGAAAGGCTATGACGTTAAGCTTAATTTACCTATACGCTATGAGAATCTAGGTGATGAGTTTACTGCAATCAATCCCAAGATAGAATACTACATTCGTAAGACTGGTGATGTAATCAATCATGCAAGTAATGTAAAAGCAAACATGACGGACTGGAAGTCCCATGAGAAGAATACACACATCAGCACTATCGCAGAAAAAGCATTGTTCCTTTGTCAAGAAGGTATGAAGACCAAGTACCCTCTAGAGATTGGTGATTGCTGGGGTGCGTTATATACCAAAGGTGAGCATACAATCGAGCATCATCATTGGCCATTCACTTGGAGTTTTACTTACTACGTCAAGGTGTCAGAAAATACTGCACCTCTGGTCTTTCATAATATAATGAACCCTCAAGACCAGTCACTTATCAATATGCCAATACAGCCAAAGAAAGGTGACATGTTTATCTTTCCGTCTACACTGCGTCATAGTGTTCCTGCTCAAGAGAGTGATGAGGAACGTATTATGGTAGCAGGAAATATCTGGTACAATTTCAAAACTACTATATAACCTCATGTTAAAGTATCGTATCGTAAAAGATGAAGTGATACTACATGATGGACTCACCGAAGAAGAAGCTCAAGAAACCCTGACTATATTATATTCTGGAAATGCAGACTACACCGTAGAGGAATACAATCAACCTCTGAAGGTTGGTCTTGGCCGTGACCCAGACCTACATTAATCCTTATAAATAACCATGTAGGGAGTATTGTTACATGGAAAATTATTTTATGGGACTAGATGGATTCATCTGGTTTACTGGTGTCGTTGAAGATAGAAATGACCCATCACAACTTGGAAGAGTCAAAGTCCGTTGTCTAGGATATCACACAGAAGATTTAAATGACATACCCACAAAAGATTTACCTTGGGCTCATGTCATGCATCCTGTCACAGACCCATCTATGCAAGGACTTGGAAGTAGTCCCTCGTTCCTCGTTGAAGGTTCTTGGGTTGTAGGTTTCTTTCGTGATGCAAGAGAAAAACAACAACCTATTATTATGGGTTCATTGCCTGGCTATCCACAAGCAGTTGCAGATAAAACAAAGGGTTTCAATGACCCTAATGGAATATATCCTTCATCAGCAATATCACACTCAGGTCACACAACAAAAGAAAGTGACATTAATCGTCTTGCACGAAATGAAACTGATAAGGCACATTCCGTAATTTCAGTTAAGAACGACAGCATAACAAAAGATGTTTCAGTTGCAAATGTAGATACTACATGGACTGAACCTTCCTCTGCATACGCAGCTTCTTATCCAAAGAACCATGTGTTAGAAACTGAAAGTGGTCACATAAAAGAATATGATGATACGAGTGGACAAGAAAGAATACACGAGTATCACACAAAGGGAACATTCTACGAGATAGACAAAGACGGAAACAAAGTTACAAGAGTGGTGGGTGATAACTACGAAGTGATTGCAGGCTCTGATTTTGTTAATGTTAAAGGAAGTGCAAACCTCACCGTATCTGAAACATTAAGTATCAAAGCAAAAACAATACAGATGGAAGCAGAAACAATTAATGAGGTTTATGGAACTCATACTGAAACAAGTGGAACAATAACTGAGTCATATGCAACTCTCAATACAAACATCTCTGGAACAACAGGTATCAAATATGGTGGTGATGCAACTCATCATTATGTAAGTGCGTTCAAAGAAAAGATTGATGGAGATACATTCGTTGATAAAGAGGGTGGTAAGGTTGACCATACACACCCAGTAAGTCCAGCAAGAACTTCTGGTACTGACGAAGTTTCTGGTTTAGATTAAAACTTATTGTATAAATAATAAAAACTAGGAGTCTACTAATATGTCTGCATACAAAGATGCACAAGCTAATAATGATATCACCAGAAATGTTAGACAATATTCTGATTTAGATTTATTCTTTGGCAGAAAATCTTCCGACTCCGATATCAGTAAAGTAACAGATATACAAGCAGTTAAAAGGTCTGTTCGTAATCTTGTATTATTAAATGTATATGAAAAACCTTTTCACCCAGAGATTGCTGGTGGTGTGAGAGAAATGTTATTTGAAAACATGACACCAATCACAGCTCAAATTATTGCAAAGCAAGTAGAGAATGTTATTAACAATTTTGAACCAAGAGCAAAACTTGTAGGGGTTCGTGTTAATCCAGATTTGGATAGAAACCTTTATGAACTCACTATAGAATTCTACGTTGTAAATGCACCGACAGAATTAGTAGATATGTCAGTCATGTTAGAGAGGTTACGTTAATGGCAATAAACGATAGAAGACTTTCCGTTACGGAATTAGATTTTGATGATATCAAAACAAATCTTAAAGTATTTTTAAAAGCACAGACAGAATTTAAAGATTACGACTTTGAAGGTTCTGGTATGAGTATTCTCTTAGATACACTTGCATACAATACACACTATCTTGGTTTCAATGCAAACATGGTTGCAAATGAAATGTTCTTAGATAGTGCATCATTACGTTCTAGTATTGTTTCACATGCAAAGATGTTGGGGTATGAAGTATCTTCACCTAGAGCTCCTAAAGCTATAATTAATATATCTCTTAGTACAGGTAAAACACTTGCAACTATGTCTGCTGGTACTGCATTTACCACAACAGTAAATGGAACAAGTTATCAGTTTGTTACTATTGCAGATGTTACAGGTTCAAGTACAGGAAATGCAATTCCTTTTGATAGCACAGAAATATATGAAGGAACATATGTTACTACAAAATATCTTGTAGATAGTTCTGACGTAGACCAAAAATTTGTTATAGCAGATAATCGTGCTGATACATCAACATTAACAGTTAAGGTGCAGACTTCTTCTTCTGATACAACAACTACAACTTATACAAAAGCCACAGACATATCACAACTGTCTAGGTCAAGTACTGTATATTTTTTACAAGAAATAGAAACAGGAAGATTTGAAGTGTACTTTGGTGATGGTATTGTAAGTCAAGCAATATCAGATGGTAATATTGTTACCCTAAGTTATGTCGTAACAAATAAAACACAAGCAAATGGTGCTTCATCATTTTCATCACCTAGTGCTATAGATACTGTTACAAGTATAACCATCACCACTGTTGGAAATGCTTCAGGGGGAGCAGAAGGAGAATCACTTCAATCTATTAAACTTAATGCACCTTTAGATTTTGCAGCTCAAGGTCGTGCTGTTACTACAGAAGATTACAAACTATATGCAAGAAAACTTTTTGCAAATACACAGACCGTTTCTGTATGGGGTGGAGAAGATGGAAGTTATAATACAAGTAGTGGTGTGAGTTCAACTGCTGAATATGGAAAAGTTTTTATCTCTATCAAAAGTACAACTGGAGAAAACTTAACTGTTACACAGAAAAACCAACTAGTAAAAGATTTAGAGCCTTACAAGGTTGCATCTATTACTCCTGTGGTGGTTGACCCAGAAACAACATCTTTAATCTTAGGTGTTACATTTAGTTATGACTCTAATTCTACAACAAAAACTATTACAGATTTAAATGCATTGGTTAATGAAACAATAAACTCTTACAATACTACAGAGTTAAATACATTTAACGCACCATTCAGACATTCACAATTAACAGGATTGATTGATGGTGTGGATACTTCTATTCTGATGAATACAACAACTGTAACAATGGCTAAACTATTTACTCCAACAACTACAGAGTCCACATCATATACAATTGCTTTTAACAACGCATTTTATAATCCAGTTAGTGGATATCAAAACTCTGTTATAGCATCTACTGGATTTTTTATTGCCAGTGCATCTACTGAATATTTCTTTGATGATGATGGTTCAGGTAATCTAAGAATATACTCTATTGTAAGTGGAACAAAAACATACTTTAGTGAAACAGCTGGTACGATTGATTATGTAAACGGAATCATTACAATCAACGGTATATTAATCTCAAGTGTATCTAATGTAGATGGTTCAGCTTCTAGTGAAATTCGTATTACTGCGTTATCTGATTCTAATGATATAGTTCCAGTTCGTAATCAACTATTAGAAATTGATTTTACAAACAGCACAATTAATGGAAGGGTTGATGCAGCTGCAACTACTGGTGTAGGATACACAACGACAAGCACAGGAACAACAACTAGTACGACTGTAAATACAACTTCGTCAACTACTACATCTTCGAGTTATTAAAACATGGCAGACCAAAAGTCAAAATTATTGAATAAGGTATCACCACTTATAGAAGGACAGGTGCCTGATTTTGTACAGGCAGACCATCCAGTCTTTGTTCGTTTTCTAAAACAATATTATCAGTTTATGGAAGCAGGACAGATTACCTATACTGCAACCGTTGACTATGTAACATTAGAAACTACAACAGTTGCATATGTATTAGAAGAAGATGGTGACAGAGTTATTGTAGAAAGTGGTTCTAACGGAAGCACTGGTAAGTTTACAAATAACGAAATCATTACAGGTGCAACCTCTGGTGCAACAGCTACAGTTCTTGTAGAGAACTCTCGTGACTCAAAGATATTTGTTTCCTCACAACAAAAGTTTATTACAGGGGAAACAATTACAGGTGGTACTTCTGGTGCAACTGGAACTATCAATCAATATCGTGCTAATCCCATACAAAACATACAGCAACTTTTAGATTATGCAGATGTAGATAATACTATCTATGATTTCTTAGACCAGATGCGTACATCTTTAATGACTGCAATTCCTAACTCTCTTGCATCAGGTGTATCTAAAAGAGATTTAATTAAAAACATTAAAGACTTGTATTCTGCAAAGGGTACAAAAGAGGGACATGAATTATTTTTCAGAATATTACTTGGAGAAGAAGCAGAAATCTTTTATCCCAATGTTAATATGTTACGAACTTCAGATGGAGATTGGAGAACAGAAATAACATTAAGATGTACTTCTTTTACTGGAGTTACTGGTGATGAAGTTCTCAACCAAATTATTACTGGTGCGAGTTCTAGTGCAACAGCCACAGTTAATGATGTCATAACATTCCAAGAGGGAACACAATCTGTAACTGAATTTAAACTTGCGAATATCGTGGGAACATTTACGGATGGAGAGGTTATCACAGGAAACTCTATCTCTAGAGATGTTGATGTATCCTTCACAGTATCTTCAATCGTGTCAAGTACGAATACAACCAATGATGGTATCCTTCACACAGACCAAGAACCAGTTGACTTAGAAAATCTTGGTAATAATGAAGCAACACTTATCGTTGATGGTATTTCAAAGGGTAGTGTGAGTGAAGTTCTAGTTGATGATGCTGGTTCATTGTATGAGGTTGGTGATACACTAACATTTACGACTTCTGAGTCTGATACTAAATCAGCCACTGCGTTTGTAAGTATGGTTGGTGGTGGTATCTTACAGGAAACTGGAACACTTGATAATACAAATTTAACCACAGATGCAATCACTCTAGAAAAAGATACGAGTACCTCATTACAACCATTTAATATTATATTAGAAACAACACAATCAGATTCCTTTACAGGAGATGCGAGTGCAACAGCATTTACTCTTGTAAACACTAGTGCATCTACAGATACTCTTAAAGTTTATTTAAATAATATTTTAACAACTGCTATCAATAGTGAGGGCTCAACAATATGGAGTGCAAGTGGTACAACACTTACATTTACAGATGCACCTGCTACTGGGGTTCGTATATTTGTTGAAGGAAATGCTGTTGACAATCTTTTACTAAACGGTACGGATAGTTCTTCCACAGATGCTGGACATACTATACTTACAGACACCGTTGTAGAAACACCAGATACTCATAGCACAGATACAGACCAGATAGTTTTAGAGTTTGGAACTTTTGAAAATCTTTCTGTAACTGCTGAGTCAGGTGCAATACAAAAAGTATTTGTACAAGATGGTGGTGTTGCATACACAGACTTACCTACTGTTACAGTAACAACTACAACTGGAACTGGTACTAAACTACTTACAACTACAACAGACATTGGTGCAGCAGAATCTATCAAGATACAGAATACAGGATTTAACTACACAATTGCAAATCCACCAGAGGCAACTCTCAGAGCTCACTTTGTTTTAAAGGATGTGTCTGGAACTTTTGCAAATGCAAACACTCTTACTACTCACACAGGAACAGTTAAAGGTTATGATGCAAACACACAAATTCTTGATACCACATTTGAGAATGTTGTAAGAGTAACTCAAGAACAAGCAGGAACTTTCAATGAGGGAATAACATTAGAAGCTGGAACAACCATACAAGGTCATGCTGGTATTTTACTAGAAGATGAACAAGACTTTGATGATGGTGTAAATATTATTCTTGATGGTACAGGAACAACAACTGCAACAGCAAGAACGATTAACTTCTCAGTCTATGTTGCAGATGATGGCACAGGCTCACAAAATGTTTTCTATATTAACTCTGTAAAGAATCCAGTTCTAACTTTAGAAGAAGGTAACACATATTATTTTGACTTATCTAATGTTTCTCTATACAATGCAGTAAGCACAAAACATCATCAACTAAAATTCTCTATCACTCCAAATGGTACACATGGTGGGGGTGTTGCATATACTACAGGAGTTACATCTTCTGGTGCAACAATTGATATAGGAACTGCTGGTGCATATGTTCAGATTACCGTTGCAACAGGAGCTCCAACTCTTTATTACTATTGTGTAAATCATTCTGGTATGGGTAATAGTATTATCACACCACAGTTACCTACAACTATAGACAACGAAGGTTCTGCTGTAATACTGAATGGTGAAAGTAAACATGAGTTTGGTATTGCAATAGAGTCAGGAACACTTGGAAACTCCACAGACCTTATAGAACTTGAGGGTGG